TACTTAATCTAGTTGCTACATTATCAAAATCAACTACTTTAAGGTTGGTATTCAAATCTATAATAGAATAGTATGAAGTAACTGGTAGGCATTTATTATACTTATAAAGAGTAGAAGTAGCATATATACGTTGAGGATATTTTTCTCTAGCATATACTCTAAACTTCACATACTCATTATCATAAAAAATATTCTTATTATTTGATACAGCTATGTTTATTTGTTCATCAGTTATAAACACAGATGAACCGGTACTAAATGTACTATCATCCCATTTAAACTCCAAGCAAGGAGGATAAATTGTATTAGTGTCTCTTGAGAAGAAATTAAATGTGTATTGATAATTAGGATCAAATTCAAATGAACCTGTACCTGTTGCTGATGCTGAGGTACTATTCATAATGATTAATCCGTTATTACTAATAACACTTCCTGTCCACCACCCAACAAATCGAGTCACATCAACATCAATATCTTTAGTTGAGAAGAAATTAAATGATTGAGTGACAGAAGCTGTATACCAGTTAGCACCACCATTTGCTGGGGTGTAAAAAGATGATGTTATGCCTGTTGGTAAACCTGTTATTGACCAAGCTGATGTTTGGTTTGAGTTTCTATATTCCCAACTAGCCCCATCTGTTGTTATAGGAATATTTGAAAATCTACCTGTACCCATATCCCAACTTTGGTAAATTGGATGTACTTCTATATTGAAATTAGTTGGAATACCATCAACATTAGCATTGTATAATTTTAATGAAGCGGTAAAGTTAGTTCCTGATTTAGAAACGGCATCAGCTATGTCAGTGTTGTCAAATTTAATTAATACGCGACCAACTGATGATGAAGCATACAGATTGGACTCATTCTTAGATAAATCTAAGATAGAATCCAATCCAGCGTTTAGAGTATTGTACTCTGAGTATATTGTTGTGTCCTGTGAAGGAAATATTTTGTAAACACCCATTTATATTAGTATTATTCTAGTATAAATATGGGATGTTTATAGAGATTAAGCTAGTAAGTGATGATATTCTTTGAAGTGCTTAATACGATCAGCTAAACCAATAGTACCACCGTTAACACGTTTAGTAATTTTAGTTACAACTGCGTCAGTAGCGCCTTCATCAGCCATTTTATGTAAACCATTTTTATTAAAGAACCAAGCAGCTGATAATAAAGCATATTTGTCGGCTACTGATGTTGGATCTTTTGTTAAGTCTTCATTAATAGATTTACCAAATGCTGTGTAGTTATCTTTACCTGTTAATTGGATATAACCACGACCGCAGAATTTAGCGCCGTCGCCAGATGATTCAGGACCATTACCCATTCTATTACCATACACTTTGTTGGCAATTTTTTCAGGTTGTCTAGCGTATGCTGCGGCTGCTGCTTCAGTTGGAAAATATTTTTTGAAAGTGCCTGTTAAACCCTTAGCACTATAGTTTAAGTTTTCTTTAGTTAGTCTAAATCCACCTGATTCGTGACCACATTGAGCTAAGAAGTGTGCTAAGCGTAATGGAGTGTTGATTTGGAATTTTTCCATTACTCCAGGAATTTGGCTAATTACTTTGTCAGGAATGTGTCCTTTTAATTTGTCTAAATTCATATTTTAATTTTTAGTAAGTTACAATACGACCATAAATATCAGTATTAGGATATCTTACTTCAAAAATACATGGATCTAAAGAAGGATAAATAACACCTTGTTTAGTTGCGCCTTTAATATCATATGAATATGGAGAATAATTACCACCAGCTAAATTTACAATATCTACTTTAATAACTGATTGAACACCTTGAATAGCTCCAATCATGTTGTATATATCTGAATATATAATAGGTTGGTTTATTTGCCATTTATCTATATTGAAATAATCTTTTAATGTATTGATACATTTAGTTAATACTTCTTGTGAGTTATAAGCTGGTAGTACTGTTATATCAAAATTAACTTTAATATTAATATAGTAACCATCCTTAATAATAACAGCGTCACTCATCATCTTATTGTATGATAAGTATGTTTTTAAATTTTGTTTAATAACATTAGATGCTTTAATTAGTTTACCATCTAAATTAGTTGTTAAAATATAGATAGATAATGCTAATGGATTATTGTTAATAAAGTTTTGTCTGTCAGTATCATTAGCTACTAAATAATCTTGTGTTACATAAGCCTTACTTATATAACCAAATTTAGCAGGTAAAGATAAAGTACGAACTAAATAGTCAGCTTTAGTAACGTTTCTATTTTGAGTTGGGAAGTTAGCTAAAGCTTGTAAACGAATTTGTTCTGTTGTTTCACCAGGTCCACCACCTGAAGAAGGTTGATCATTATTAAATCTTATAGATCCTGATACTATGTTAACTATTGAAGAGTTTAAATTATAATCATTGATTGATGTTATTACAGTTTCAGCTACACCAATATCATCAGATGGTAAGTTGGCTTCAATACCACCACCAACTAAATAAGTAATTGTTAAAGTTGTATTTGAAGGTGCTACACCATATTCATTAGTATACATGAAGTTTGATGGATCATAAGCCATAAACATTTTACTAACACCATCTACTAAACCTAAACCTACATTGTCTGGGTTAGGGATAATTACCTCGTCTGGAGATGATGTTATACCACTACCAAATTCTAGTATTAAATTATTATCGTCATCAAAGCGAGTAACAAAGCGTCTATCAACTTTTTTAAGACGTAATAAGAAACGAGCACTATCATCATCATTATAGTAGTTAGGTTCGTTTACAGGCAGATTTAATGACTCATCAAATACAGTATCCTGTGCTAAGTATGGTACTTCATACCAAGTATTATTATCACTATCAGTTACATTTAATACCTGTATAATATTAGTATCACTAATAGTTATATTTTGAAATTGTTGAGGAGTAGTAAAACTAAATTCAGTACTTCTAACTTGTCCTGAAATAGCTTCCACTGATTTTTTAAGTAGATAATATTGAGGATTAGTTGTATTAGTAAAGTATTGATATATAGTAACTTCAGTTGGGTCAAATGATGATGAGAAACCAAAATCAACTGAGTCTTGAGTTATAAAAGTTATGCTTGGGTTTGATATAGACTTAATAGAAGAATTTTTTTCTACTTTTAAAGTATATCTATAATCAGGTCTATAGTTAGGAGCACCCTCTGAAGGTATTAATTGGTATACACTTAAATTAACAGATGAAACATTAGTTATTTTGGGTCTGTAACCTAAAGCGTATGCTAAAGCAATTATATTTTTTCTTTCTTGAGCGTATAATAATAATGTTTCTTGTAACTGAGTATCAGTATAGAATGATAAAATATCACCTACATAAGCGGCCATTTCAATGAACATATTACCAGGAGCAGATGGACTAAAGTCCATATAGCTATTTTGGAAGTATGTTCTAGCGTAGTTAATTAAGTCTGACTTTAATACACTAAAGTCTTTATCAAAATATTTTATATCAGGTACGTTTGCCATTTATTATTGAGTTAAATCTTGTGTTGAAACATTTATCACTAAATTATCATCTTGATTGTTTATTGAATAAGATAATGATATGGTTATATAATTTATATCTGATGATCTTTTAATTGAAATATCTCTAATAATAATATTAGGCACATAAGCATATATTTCATTTTCTAATCTAGCAGCTACACTGTCAAATGCTGTGTCTGGTTCAAATAAAGATGCTCTTAAGTTTCCACCAAAAGTAGGATTAAATAATCGCTCACCTTTGTCTGTTAATATATAGTTGATTAAGTTTGATTTAACTTGTTCTTTAGTAGTTGTGGTTGTATTAAATACACTAGTCTCATTATTGAAAACAACACTAATACCTATACCTCGTTTTTGTCCGACATCTACAGGATTAATACTATATGTGGGTCTTCTTAACATTATATTTGTCCTTCTTGTTTCATTTTACTCATTAACGCTGTAAAATCAGGTACAGTATCTATTCTAACAGCATTAATGTCACTAGCTGGTCTTGTGTTAGCGAACATTTCACTTACACTGTTAACTACTACTGGTTCAGATCCAAATCCACCCATAACATCAGATGAATTCATTTCAGCTATTGAACGCCATTCACCTTGTTGTGCAGTTTGTTGTAACATCTCATTCAATATACTATTATTAGTAAATGATGGAGGATTAATAGGCTGTGTAGGTTTGGCAGGTTTTATAGATTCAACCATGGAATTTTTTACAGCGGTTTTCTTGGTCTCTGCCACCACTGGCTTAGGCTCTGGTGTCTCAAGCATTAATCCAAGCTCTTCCCTAACAACAGCTTGTACTTCTTCACGTATAACCTTGCGTAATATTTTAATAAATGTATCGGCTTTCATGTTTATAAATATTTTATTATCCTAGTATTTGTTTAAGTTCATCAATTAATTCATCAGCTTCGCGTATTCTGCTAGGAGCTGTTTTTGTGATTGGCAAATTACTAAATCTATCATAAGCTATAGCTTGTAATGTACCATTTGATAAATTTACTACTCTAATTATATATTCTTTACCATTCATATCCTCATATACTTCAATTGAGTCTTTATTTTCACTTGGAGTTGATAATCCACTAATTACCTCAGTTGGGTAAATAGAACTATTAGGTGTTGGTGGTAAGATAATTACAATATTAAAGTTATCTAATTTTTGTTTTGATTTGTCAATAAGTCGTTTAAAGACATTTAATATAGAACTAACAGCAGTAGCCATTAACATATAATCATCTACCTTTTTTTCTAATTCTTTTATTAATGGTTCTGTAGTCTCTTTAAAAGCTAAATAAGCTGATGCAGCGGGTTTGTTTGGGGTTGGTGATAAAGACTCAGCTACTGCGGCTGCTGCTAGTTTTTTAGATTGTACTTTTAAAACAATTATATATAATTTAATAGCTACTAATCCCGCTTTAATTACTTTAAGTATAGTAATTAGTGAGTCAACTATTTTTTTTAATTCAGCTATTGTTTTTTTTATAGTATCTAACTTTTGTTTGATACTTGTAACATATTTTGTAAAATCACTATTTACATTTCTTGGTGTAAAATATATAGTACCTCCTATAACTTCAACTTTACCATATTTACTTAACTTTTTTTTAGCTTCATCAATTATTTTATTGATAACAGCATTGACTATTTTTTCAGTATTAATGAATTTTGATAATATAGGTAAAACAGCAGCTGCTAAAATATTTTTTAAATCAGCGGGACTTAATTTAGTTTGTTCTTTTAAAAAATTTCTAGCATTTTTAGCTTTTTCAAGTTCTTTTTTAGCTTTATCAGTTATACCTTTAGCCTTATCAATTTTAGCTTTAGCGTCAGATAATTTTTGAGCAGCTTGAGCGGCGGTTTGACCAACTACACCTCCTGCTCCAGAAACTAAATTTCCTAATTGTGCTGGATTTAAATTATTTGGAAAAATCGCTGTTGCCATTATATTGTAAATGATTTAGTTGATTTAAAGTTTTCTAGTTGTGATTTTATACCCTGAAGTCTACTTGTTAAAAACTTAGATGGTGTTTGAGCTAAGTCAGGAGTAAAAGCAGTCGCGGCTACCATTGTGCTATAATCAGCTAAAGCCTCCATTAAATCACTTAACACAGTATCTAATTCCTCTCCTTTAACTATTGGTTCCACAACACCATATCTATCTAATCCAAGTTGCATTTTAGGAGCATTAACTAAAAATATATTTTGTTCATCATCACTATCTATAGCACCTACATCAATAGTTACTTTATCACCAGCTGATATATTAATATAACGTTTTGAATTAAAGTATATATCATTAGAACGTGAGCTAAAAACTAAACGTCCTGATGATAATACTATCTGTTCTCCACTATATGTTTTAATATCATTAGTTGCCATTATATATAATTTTGAGCGGTTAATTACAATTTTGAGCAGTTAAATTCGCATTTCTTATTTGATCACAATCACAGTTGAAAGATGATGGAATTGTTTTTATAAACCATCCAGAGTAAGGTATATTATTACTATAATGAACATGATTAAAATGATTTCCTCCTTTACTACGATTATTAAAATACCATAAGACTCCTCTCTTATTAGCTCCTTCTCCTCTTCCAGCATTTGGAAGAGTTACAGCACTAGCTACAAATTTATCAGCTAAAGCTTTAAAAATAGATGATACAGGAGTATATGGTGTTTTAGAATCTACATCTGGGGTTCCGTCAGCAGCTACATTTGCTTTAGAATCAGTAATGAGTTTATCAGCAGGAGCTATAGTACCAGTTAAATCATAGAAACCAGGTAAATCAAGACCTTCTCCTTTCATATGTCTACTTATATTACCACTTGTTGTTTTACATGAATGACCACTTCTAGCGGTGCCTACATAAATTTTTAATTGTGTAGCTTTAGCTATGGCTATTAAATCTAATACTGTATTAGGATTAATAACACCATTTGTCCAATCATTCCAAGCTTGATTTGAAAATTTTATATATTGATTTAAATCTCTAACTATGTCAGCTGTAGTCAAGTCAGGAGGAAGACCACCACCTGAAAGAGAAAGTGTTGTAATGACTGATGGATAAGTATCTTTTAAGGATGCTGCCGCTGCTTCTGAACAAGTATCTCCATAACCACTATCAAATAATTGAAATCCATCATTTTCAGTGGCTGGTAGGAAATTAGCTTCATATAATTCTTCTTCTTCTTGAACTGTAACTGTTACAGGAGGAGTTGTTACTGGGGTGGGTGTTGGAGTGATAGTAACAGTAGGAGGTGGAGTCACTTGGCTACCACATTTGATATTTTCTTTCATTACTTCCCCAACTATTTTAAGAGCGTCCCAATGAGATGTTCTTGTTCCTTTGAAGTTTGTATCAGATGGATTACTAATAACTCCTTTACCAACACTTGTATTTGGACCAACATAAACATTTTCTGGAGGGACACCACTAGCCACAGCATTTTGAACTATTTTCTTTGTTCCTGCTCCAACAGCCCATGGTTCAACAATATATATTCTATTTTTATTTATACCTTTAACAGCAGCTATTTTATCAGCGTATTCACATCCTTTACTAAACATTATAACTGGAACTTTAGGATGGTCTTTTAAAAAGCTAGTAATTGTCGCTACAGGGGTTGACCAAGGAAATGCTTTTACATTTTTATCAGTTCCATATCCTTTTTTAAATATTTCTAACTGATCACTAATTGTTTTATATCCTCTAGATGTATCATCTAATCCTCCAACTAATACAGCATCAAATACATCATCACATTCATCTTGTAGTGGATTAGTAAATACAATATTATTATCTTGAGGAGTAAATAATGAATATTGATTGCTATTAGGAATATCTACATCAACAGGTTCACTGTCAGCATTCATTATACCTATGTAAGATGAATTAGTATTAGGATTAATATCTACAACACCATCAAATGATGTTTCATTTAATTCATTAGTTATTTCTTGTAACTTAGCCCCAAATAAAAATTTTCCATTTTTAGTGAGTGTTAACCCACCTCCATCTTCTGATTGAAGAGAGATATCAGTTGGACTTTGTTTTGAAAAATAATTATTAGCCATATTATTATCCGTTTGAGTTATTAACTATACCTATTTCAGCTAGTTTAATATTTAATTTATTAACATCAGCTGTTGGAGTATTAGGCGACATTGAAGGAGATTTTTCAATTTTATTTTCTTCAACTGTTTGCCATATTCCTATAGGGTCTAAGTAATAAGTAGTTTTACTATATTGTCCACCATTAACACTGATGTCTGTGCTTGGTCCTCTTAATAATGGAACAACATATCCTATATCAGGCAATTGTATTTTATTTTTATATAATGGTAGAGCTTTACCTTGTTTATTAACAGCTATATTATCTTCAATAGCGTTATAAATTATTTCTTTAGTTGTAGGATTAACACCTATTACTAAACCAAACTGATAAGTAGATGAAGGTAATAGATTATTTAAACTATTAGAATTAACTGATAGTCCTTGTCTATTATTCTTTTTAGTTGTACCTGTTGATATAGTATTTTCCTTACCCATTACTTAATTGTTTAGGCTCTTCTATTTTAATACCACTAATTTCTTGAAACAATAATTCCTTGTCACGCTCACTTAACATACCGCTATCATCATTCCCGCCAGTATTATTCATACCACGTTGAACAATACCCGCCATTTTAATTAAAGCGTCATCATTTTTAATTGCTAATTCCATATATTCTTTCAATAAAGGAACAAGCATCATCGCGTCACCTGGCTCCTGTATCATAGGTTTCAGTTGATCGATTAATGCTTTAATTTCCTTTTCCTTGCGATTAGCGTTTTTGTATATATCTTCTAGTAAGCTTGAAAAGGTTTTATCTTTAAATAAAACTTGATTAAAATCCATATTGGTGTTTTATATAAATATGGAAGATGGAAAGAGTTAGATCTTCATAGTTATACGACCATGTTCATAGTATTCATTATACTTAGTAACATATATTATTTTTAGTCGTTTAATAATTTTAGTTATCTGAGGTGTTGATGCTTCAGTCATTTCTTTAACGTAGATATATAATGCTTTCTTGTTAAAAATATCTAAATTTTCGTTTTTACGGAATAACTCCATTATAGCATCAGCTATACGAGCGTCATTCTGTTTTGGAAATAAACCAAATAAATTAACATCTACAAAGTGAGTATATTGTTTTAAGTATGATGGAAGTTCATCAACTTGAGGATCAGTACTGTTATTAACAATATCTATGAATATTGATTTATCCTCATCAATAGCTTCAACAGGTGCTTTATCTTTTAGCTTCTTGTAGTTAGCATTGTTATATAGGATAAGATATCGTTTAGCAATAGTACCAAAGTAACTAAATGCTTTACCTTTGTTTTGATTATATAAGTGTAATTTCTCTAATAAAAAGGCCACCACCTCGTGCTGTAACTCAGGAATAGTATCCACTTCTGTGTAATAAAACTTAAACGTGTGGATAATATTCTCAGCCAGTTTATGAAATGAATAATTAATTTTTTCATTGAATATTTTATTTCTTATATCTTGATCTTTACATTTTAAATACTCAATAATAGCATCCTCAGTTTCTTGAGTGAAGTAAACATTAGCCTTCTTAGGTTTGCGTTTACGGACAGTCCCCTTCTTCGTTAATAATACTTCTTGTTCTTCTGCCATGTTTACTTATTCTTAAGATAATGATTTAATGACTCTTGAATGTTTTGTAAATTCTTAAAAAAGAAACCAATTTGATCATCTGATTGGAATGCTTGAGTTAATTCAACTGATTTAAGCATTTTATCAGACTCATCTACTATAGCGGAAACACTATCAATAATAATTTTTTGCTGAGTAGCAATTTGTTCTAGTTGGGCTACTTTGCGGTTTAGATTCCAGATAATATATCCGAATACAGTTCCTACCCAAAGTATGATTGAAATAATTCCTATTATCATATGTTTTTCATTAATTCAGCTAAAGCTGGGTTAGCCATTGTTTTAAGGGCTTTCTGCTTAACAGCTGAGTTGTTTTTATTTAATTTAAAGTTACTTTCTTTCTTAGGTGCTTCTTGTTTTGGTCCTAATAACTTAGGCAACCATTCCTTTTCAAACTCAATTCTAGCTGCCATTAAATCCGCCTGATGTAAGACATATACAAGTGAAGTACGAGGCTTAGTTTCTGGTGTGAAACCCATTAAGTAAGCCTTATTTGATTCATCATATAGTCCATCATGAGTTCTGATAGCTATCATTTCGTTTTTAGTAGGTATAATACCATTACTTATTAATAAATGTAAACCACGATCAGGAACAGTCATATACTCTAAACGATCGTTAAACATATAAGTTTCGTTTAGTTTATCTCGTCTCCATTGATCTGTTTGTTCAATGTATGCGGCGTTTTCCTCATCTCCAAACTTACCTAAGTCATGATTGATAGCTGAGAATACTAGTTCCTCAGTTGTATAAGTATCAATAGCTCCTAAAGCACCCCATACACCAGTGATCTTTAGAGAAGCTTCTACTACTCTATTTACGTGGTCGACATAACCACCTGGGAAGCAATTATGATACTGAGATTTATGAGACGCAGGCATCATAATGAAACGTTCCTCATGTTTAGTATAAAACTCAAGTAATAGTTGTTTACGTGGTTCTGAGATATATAGTTCTATGTTAGATAGAAATTTATCCCAATTGTTTTTAATTTGTTCTGGTGTTATCATAACTAATTTAATTTTTTTATTCTTCAGAGTTAAGTAATGTTTTAACTTCTTCAATTTTGTCTTTCATAATGCTAAGCATTTCTTTAGCGACCATAATGTTAAAGTTAGGATCAGAGAATTTAGCTCCAAATCCGTTTAACATGTTTTCAAGTTGTTCTAATTTTCTTTCAATTGGTTGTTTGTATCTCATTTAATATATGTTTTTATAATTTCTACAAGTTCAGTTATCGTATCATAGGTACGAAGAGTTTTGCTAGTGTCCAAGTCCGTTTCAGAGACAATAGTAATTATCTCGTTACCTAAGTCTATAAAAACTATAGGATAAAAACCAGTTTTAAATTTCTCCTCAACACTGTCAGCGAATTCGGAATTTTTATTAGCATCAATATCAACATAGGTTATTCCGCAACCGTCTAATTCACTTTTCAACCACATGCAATAATCACAGTCACTTAACGTTAATACTCTTACTCCTACTTCTCCATTCATTCCTCTATTAATCATTTTAATTAATTTAGTGCTCTAAAAAAATACGGAAAAATCTCTGGGATTCCAAACTTGTTATAGCGGTCATCCAAATTTTCT